AAAAGGCGAAACAGGCGTACTTACTATGGTAGAAAAGAAATTTGGTGACCGTGCTGCAAAAGTAGCCAACGGATTTATCCAGAAACTTTCTAGCAAACAAGACGAAGGCATTTTAGACACACTATGGGGAGCCAGCAAAGACGCAATCCGCGACCCGAGTGTAGACTGGGACAAGACCGAGAGAGAATCTGACATGGTCTATGCTTTACAAGATGCTGGATACAGTGACCAGCAGATTAAACAGGCATATGGTATTTTAAATGACCCGCGTTACAAGCAAGGCAACTTGACAGGGGCTTTAGAAAAAATCGAAAAGATTGCTCCTGGTATGGCAAAACATCCTGCTTTCCAAAAAGTTATGAAAGCAACACAAGAAAGTATTGAATTAAATCGAATTAAACAACTTAGTGGATTTTAATGATTTTCTGATTGACTTTTACGAAAAATAATGTATAATTAATAGTGTAGTAAGAAATTGCTACACTATTTTTTTTGGTAAACTCAAGTGGGACTTGTACCAACTCTCCCATGAACTGTTTACATAATTCAATCTGAAAGGAGACACATTATGTGGACTAAACCAGAAGCAATTGAAATGCGCTATGGCTTTGAAGTTACAATGTACGTAATGAACAAGTAATAGTATTTTTGGAGGACAGAACATCGTCCTCCCTTTTTAATTCTTAAAGGAACAGTTATGGAAGTTGTTGTAAAAGAGATATCCAATCCTGCCGAAGGACAACAAGCACTAGACCAAAATGGTAACCTTGCTGTCTTTTTCAAAGGAAAATGGATATCAAAAGAAGAATACGATCGCGGTGTTTATGTAAAACTTATACAAGATACGGGCGATTGCGTTTGATACACTTTGGACATAATAGTCCAGTTTTTGATAAAAAAGCAGTTGACAAAATAAATAATATTGTGTAGTATATACATTGTGCTACACATTTAATAGGCACAAAGCACATAGAAGGCAAAACATATAGGAGGCATAAACTATGGCAACTTTAGCAGAAATCCGAGCAAAACTTCAAGAAGCTCAAACCCGCACAGGCGGTTCAACAGGCGGCGGCGACAACGCAATTTACCCACATTGGAACATGTCAGAAGGTAGTGAAGCAACACTTCGATTCTTACCTGACGGCGACACTAACAATACTTTTTTCTGGGCAGAAAGAGCAATGATTAAATTGCCGTTTGCTGGAGTAAAAGGTGACACAGCAAGTCGTCCTGTAATTGTACAGGTACCATGTGTTGAGATGTGGGGAGATACTTGTCCAATCCTTTCTGAGGTACGTGGTTGGTTTAAAGACAAATCACTAGAAGACATGGGTCGTAAGTATTGGAAAAAACGTTCTTACATTTTCCAAGGCTTTGTAGCAAAGGATCCTATCAACGAAGATAGTACTCCAGAAAATCCAATTAGACGTTTCATTATTGGTCCACAAATTTTCCAGATTATTAAGTCTGCGTTAATGGATCCAGAACTTAATGAACTTCCAACCGATTACGCACACGGTGTAGATTTCCGTATTGCTAAAACTAGCAAAGGCGGATACGCAGACTATTCAACATCTAAGTGGAGCAGAAATGAACGTCCACTAAGTGATGAAGAGAAAGCGGCTATCGACGCACACGGTTTGTTTAACTTGTCAGACTTTTTACCTAAAAAGCCAGGCGAAGTTGAACTTAAGGTGATGAAAGAGATGTTTGAAGCATCAGTCGACGGCGAAGCGTATGATATGGAACGTTTTGGACAATACTTCCGTCCAGCAGGTATGAGCCAAGCAACTGGTGATCCTAATGTAGCAAACGCTACTCCGGCATCAACCCCTGTAGCTGAAACTGCTCCAGCGGCAACTGCTGAGCCAACTCCTGCGGCTGAACAAACACCAGCGCCTGAGGCATCTACTGCTCCTGAAGCAACTAGCAGAGCACAAGATATCTTGGCACAAATTCGTTCACGTCAACAGTAAATTGATTAAGTGGGAGACTTAGTTCTCCCACTTCTTTAACAAGGAGTTAATATGGCAAAAGCATTTGACATTTCTAAATTTAGAAAAGACATTACTAAGAGCATTACTGGTCTTGGTATTGGTTTTAATGATCCCACAGATTGGATTAGTACAGGCAACTATGCCTTAAACTATTTAATTAGTGGTGATTTTAATAAAGGAGTACCACTAGGCAAAGTAACTGTATTCGCAGGAGAATCTGGTAGTGGTAAATCTTATTTTTGTTCGGCTAATATTGTAAAGTCGGCACAAGAACAAGGCATCTTTGTTGTGCTTATCGATAGTGAAAACGCACTTGACGAAGCATGGCTACAAGCACTTGATGTAGATACATCAGAAGACAAGTTAATGAAACTGAATATGAGCATGATTGACGATGTAGCAAAAACTATTTCGTTGTTCATGAAAGATTACAAAGAAATGGCGGAAGAAGACCGTCCTAAAGTATTATTTGTAGTTGACTCGTTGGGTATGTTACTAACACCTACAGACGTAGATCAGTTTGATAAGGGTGATTTGAAAGGTGATATGGGTCGTAAGCCTAAAGCACTAACAGCACTTGTACGTAACTCAGTAAACATGTTTGGTAGTGCTAATGTTGGTATGGTATGTACTAATCACACATACGCATCTCAAGATATGTTTGATCCAGATGATAAAATTTCAGGTGGTCAAGGGTTTATCTATGCTTCAAGTATTGTTGTAGCAATGAGAAAACTGAAACTAAAAGAAGACGAAGATGGTAATAAAGTTTCAGAAGTACGTGGTATCAGAGCCGCTTGTAAGGTAATGAAAACACGTTACGCAAAACCATTTGAAAGTGTACAGGTAAAGATTCCATACGAAACAGGCATGGATCCTTATAGTGGACTGGTTGATTTATTTGAAGCAAAAGGGTTACTACAAAAAGACGGTAACCGACTTAAATACGTTGACCTCAATGGAGAAGAACATAAAGAATATCGTAAGCAGTGGACTGGTGATAGACTTGATATGATTATGAAGGAAATTAATCAGAAACCCGATATTGCTGATCCTATTGAGGTAACTACAGAAGTAGAATTAGAACCTCAAACGGAGAAAAGCGAATAATGAATACGGAATTCTTAGCCGATCTTTGGAGCACAATCGTTGATTATGTTCCTGAAAACAAGAGAAAAGATCTTGCCTATAATTATGTTAACCTTCTAACTGACTTTGATGTGCCAGCAGGTACTATTGAAGGAATGATGGGAATTGATACTTATCTAGACAATGCTATCGAATATGCTGTTGATGAAACAGAAACAGATGACGAAGATATTGGCGACTATGATGAGAACGATGATGTATGGGACGATGAGGATTAAATGAGTACTTGGTACGATAAAGTTTCAAAAGATATTTCACACATACCCAGTGCTATTTCATACTTTGAAAATGAATTGCTGTTAGCAAAACAGGAAGTAAGAATTAGCGGGGTAGTTGAACAAGCATCAGCAAAGATGCCTGGTATCGTTGAACATCGTTTTAACCAATTACAAGAAATTGAAGCAATCCTCGAATATCTTAACATCGAATTACGCAGGTTAAGAAGCCAGTATTTTAGAAAATACTTAGAAAACTATCAACGAGCTTTAAGCAGTAGAGACTGTGAGAAGTTCGTTGATGGTGAAGCTGATGTTATTGATTTTGAAAAAATTATTAATGAATTTGCCTTGCTACGCAACAAGTGGTTAGGTATTATTAAAGGCCTTGATATCAAGCAATGGCAGGTTAGTAATATTATTAAATTACGTGTTGCGGGTATGGAAGATGCCTCATTATAATTTTATTGAAATCGGTACTAGTAATTTTGATACACTAATACAAAAAGCAAACAATAATACAGTTGGCTTATCTGTTGAGCCAATAACACACTATCTAGAACAACTTCCTAATAAAGATAACGTTAAAAAAATTAATGTTGCTGTGTCATTTGATAATGTAGAATCAGATGTACAAATATACTTTATACCCGAATCTATAATTAAAGAACATAATCTATCGCATTGGTTAGTAGGTTGTAATTCTATTAACGGTTATCATCCAGCACACATTGATTATAAACATCTAGTAACTACAAAAACAATAAAACAAATTCCAATCAGTAAACTATTTGATAGCAATAACGTAACAAGTTTAGATTTACTTAAAATAGATACCGAAGGCGGTGATTCTAAAATACTTACACACTTCTTTTCGTATGTAACTGAAAAGAAAATTTTTCCTAAAAAAATACAGTTTGAAACTAATAAGTTAACACCCGAAGATGAAATTAATTCTGTAATTTCATTATACGAATCTATTGGTTATAGAGTTACCAAAAGAAATAAGCACAATACGAGTTTAGAAATTGATACCTAAAATAATACACCAAATTTGGGTAGGTGATAAATCTCCTCCTAGCGAATACTTAGAAACCTGGAAAAGATTATCAGGATTTAAATATGAATTTTGGGACGAAAACCGTTTACAAAATTTGAGTATGTTAAATCAAGACAAGTATGATTATTTTCTTGAACGTAAAATATTTCATGGTGCCGCGGATATAGCAAGAGTAGAAATATTATTTCATCATGGAGGATTTTACGTTGATGCTGATACAGAAAGATTAAAACTTTTACCTAACGAATGGTTTGAATATAATTTTTTTGCTGTACAAGCCTACAAAAGTCCTAAGTGGGAATATCGTATTACAAACGGTCATATGGGTTCTGAAAAAGGCGGTGAACTAATTACTGAATATAGAAGCCAGATTAAAACCGCTAAAAAATGGCAACCTTGCTGGAGTACTATCGGCGGAACAATGTTAACAAATATTGTTACTGAGAAATTTAAACAAGATCCTAATACGCTAATATTAGAACCTTATACATTTTATCCAATTGACATGAAAGGCAATATTATTAACAAAGGTATGACACATAAAGCCTATGCTAGACACATATGGGGTTCAAAACACAAAGAACTTTATAATTAAAGTTTGCCGTCCCTACGCATTTGAGCACGTATTTTTGTAGCACTAATATTGTGTATTTCTTTTCCAAGATCGTGTTCGGTGAACGTATAACCAACACCCCTGCCATAACTAATATCAACAATATTAGGAACAAGCATTATAATATATTCTTTATTATAT